GCATCATAGCGTACTCACGTTCCACTATATACTCTGGTCTGGCCACGTGATAACTGTAGAACATCTGTAAGCGCAAATGACCTTTCTTGAACACGACCCCACCGTTCCAAGTGACCTTGCCGTAAGCATCGGTCACAGAGCTGATCAGAGTCATAGTAGGATCAAAAGGTTGTTCATACTTGCCACCCTCATCTCCTTCCGGGATATAGATCAAGACGGGTCCGTTCTTGCCTTGTTGCACTCTCCAGTCTGCAAAATCAGGATTGGGTGATTGGTTGAACTCCGTCGCCAACAAAGGGAAGATATTCGACATCCCTATGCAAACCACTTCTGGATTGTCCTCCTTCATCTTGATCATAAACTCTGGTGACAAGTAATGACCACTCTCATCACAGAAAACCATAGGCGTGGTAATCCTCGGTAAATGCCAAACTCCGTCAGGAACGGTACTGGTGCCAGCGTATCGACCAATATCCTTGAAATCCACAATAGGGTTGACCAAAGTGAGCTTGTAATGATCGACACCGTACAACGAATCGACAGCGGACTTGACCATCGCAAAATGCTCAGGTTTCATGCCCAGAAAAGTACAATCTGATTTTATGAACTTAGGTAACTCCCGCTTGTAAGTGTGGCGTCTGATCGCTGCATGGATAGGATGCGGATGGGGTATCACGTTGAATTTCGACCAAGGTATCGCTAGCTCCTCCATCATATGCTGGTTCTTCACAGGAATCTGATAAGGGCAGATGGCACTGACTTCTTCCACGCCATCTCGAATAAGAGGTTGCACAAGGCGCTCAGTAGCCCCCCTGATCTCTGGGGAATAGAATTGTCTCATAGCATCATCCAAAGAAGGGGCAGCAGGTCTCCCCAGCAATATACCAGGATTCGTGGCTATCGCAATAAGGATCTCAGCATCCGATTGGCAAATGGCTTTGTGAGGGCAGTCGGACCCAACGTCTGGTCCTATGAGATTGGGCGTCCATTTCGACAGTTGCTCGAAGGAAAACCAGCCTGGCTCGTCAGGAGGTGAAGTTGAATGTCCAAGGAAGTGTAAGTCACCGTCCGCTTGGAATTCCAGCTTGACGCGGTAGATGACATTCATCTCATGTTGCAACGCTTCTCGAACGAAGGTAGCAAAATCACACTTGATCGTAGGTTTGTTCTTGATCGCGTGATTAGGTAGTCGAACTTTACGGCCTGCCAATGTTACAAAACAGCCCCACTGTTCTTCCTCAAGCTGAGCAGCCAAAGGTCGCAGCAACCAATCGGGACACGCGCGCCAACAATCACCAGCTCCACCAATTCGGGTCTCTGGTAAGGCCATGCACTCCTCAAGTTGCTTTTCGTTATGGATTGCACAAAGTTCACAATGTTTTGCACTTGGAATCTCCTCAATCTCTTGGAAATGATCAAACGGGGAAAGTAAGTCAGTCAAAGCCGTCTCAAGAACATCATCCCACATCTCGGTATGTTCCCAATCTTCAGCGCCAATCTGTCGCGCTCTATCATGAGTGGTTACAATACTCCATTGTAGGCTAGTCGGCCAATCTCTCCTGCGAATAACATGAGAGCCTTGACCAACAAAACGAATTTGAGTGCCTCTAGGACGAATACCTTCCTGTTTGAAGAAATTGTCTACAGCTCCAATCTGGGGACGTTCTCCCAGTGTAGCTATAGCTGTCT